CCACTGCTGGCGTTGGGCTTGCTGCTGAGTCTGGTGAGTTTCTTGAGATTGTTAAGAAGATGGTTTTTCAAGGTAAGCCATGGAATGATGATAATCGTGAGCATCTTATCATTGAGTTGGGTGATGTTATGTGGTATGTGGCACAAGCTTGTATGGCTCTGGACATACCATTCGATGATGTCATTGTCAGGAACGTAGAGAAACTAGAGAAGAGATATCCTGGTGGATCGTTTGATGTTGAGAAATCAGAAACTAGAGCAAAAGGAGATCGCTAATGTTAACACAACAAGTAGAAGATTCATTAAGAGCAGCACAAGAACATCTAAGAGATGCTCTTGCATTTGCAGCACGAGGAGAGAAACCATATGTGGCAAAACATATTGCTGGATTTCTAGCAGACATTGATAATCTTGTCGATGCACAAGATCTCATAGAAAATATGAGAGAATATATGGATGATAAGATTAGAGAGAGGGAAGATGGATCTTCCAATTAATGATGAAGAGTTAAAACGATTAGTTTGGTGGACTTCACATATGATGGGTGAAGAAGAACTTCATAAGAAATTGAAGTTGGTTCACGAGGTAAGGGAAGCAAATCCAGATGGCCCTTATAAAAAGATTCTAAGAGAAGAGCACAACATGGTAATTTAAAGAAACCTCCCTCTAAATATATTAGTAGGGAGGTTTTTCTTATGGCTGGTAATTTTCAACCTGTAGCAAATAGTGTTATTAAGTCACAATTGACTGGTAAATTTAGGCAGAGATGGAATACCATAAGTCGATTGACTGGCCAGAATCAATGGTTGGTGGATAAACCATTTAAACTTCCAAAACTATCCAAAGGAGACACTGGTAAGCAGCAGATTCTTATTATCAAATGTCCTCAAGATGTGATAGATGTAATATATGATCTTTATCATGGTGATGTTCGTTGGTCAAAATGGAGACCTACACTAGAGCATGGACAACGTTATTATGAACTCTACGATTCATATAGTGGTACTAAGCAAAAACCACCTGGTCCAAATGATTTGTATGTTGATACATTATGGCCTGACATGAAACAATTTCCAAATTGGCAAGACAGAGATTCGTTTGTTGCTAGTATAAAACAAAGATATCAGGTGATAAGATTTCAAAAAAGTGGTAAGAAAGTTAAGCAAGATGGTAGTAGTATTGCAGCATCTACTATGACAATGCTTCAAGAGACTGGTTCAACTATTGTTTTTAGACATGTTCTTGTAGGAGAACTTAAGAATATAACGGTTAGGGATGCAAGAGTTATTGCAAGTAATAAGGTTGTTAGGAAAGAATTAGACAAACTCTGGCAGGACAAAACAGGGTCTAATTGTGATATGGAATGGATAAACAACTTCTATAAACAACAGAAAGCATTGTTAGATGCTCTTACAAGATATCCACATGGTAATGATTTTGAAGAGTTTGAACGTGATGGCCCTTTTATGGATTTTATTTCAAAAGAAATTATAGGTGTTAATAATGTTTTAGGAATTAAAGGAAAAGATAATTGGAACCCTGCTGATATATGGTTGATAAAGAAACGTTCTAAACATATTGATAATCTTAGAAAGATTATGGATACACCCATGCAGGGGTATGGTATTTTTAGGAAGAGATTGTTTGCAGCAAAGATAGAACAATTTAATGATGAGATGAGGGCATTGTTTAAAGACAAAGAGATCTGGGGAATATCTTTGAAGTTGGTTACTCAAAATGAAGCGAAGTGGGAATTTGTTAATGTAGAGGATGAGTATTTTACTCAATTATCAAATAAAACATTTTCATTAGGTACTGGACAGACTTATGGTACAGTGTGTAAACTTGGCACAGAACCAGATACAGATTCCAAAGAAAAAGGTGCAGAGAAATTTGTGACTCAAGATAGTATTCTTTGGGTTCTTGATGATAATAAACAATATAAGTTTCAGATTAAAGGAAATGATAGTACTAAATTAAGTAATTTAAAATATGAATCAACCCAGAAGGGATTTGGTGCTGCTAGATTAGGTAAGGCAACAGCAGCATATGTTGAGGGACTTCTTGATGCTTATGGAGATAGACATTCTCCTGCAACATGGAAGAATTTTAAGAAATCAAATGATGATTATCCAAGTGATGTAGCTACATTAGCAAAATGGCAAGAAAAGATTGAAGCAATGGCAAAGTTCCTTGATCAGAAGGGAGTTGATTTTGGTGAGTATAAAGTTGGTGATGGTACACACAAGGTTAAACCAGGAGATGTTTATAATAGATTTATGGGAGTAATGGCAAACCCAAATCAATCTCATGTTGCTAACAATAAGCTTATGCAGATGTCATGGTTATGTTGTGTACTTTCTATTCAAGATACTGATAATAATGGTTTAAGTGAATTTCTTACTGACTTGGTGTTTATATCCAAGAAAGAAGGTAAACAATATGGTCCTTTCTTAAAGTTGTACTAATGTCTAAGAATACTCACCTAGAACATTTAGAAGATAGCATCTTAATTGATGGTACAGCAGGTGCTAAGGATGCTTTTATATTCTTGGATGATCTTGCAAGATCATTTACTGGTAACACTAGCAATAGTTTTACTATTACTACTAAATGGGATGGTGCTCCTGCTATATTCTGTGGATTATATCCAGGAACAAAGAAATTTTTTGTTGGTACTAAGTCAGTTTTCAACAAGGATGCAAAGATTAATTTTACAAATGCAGATATAGATCGTAACCATGGCCATGCTGCTGGATTGGTAAAGAAATTAAAAGATGCTTTAAAGTATCTACCTAAACTAGGCATTAAGGGTGTTGCACAGGGAGATTTATTATTCACTGATGATAAGGGAACTGAGATGATAGATGGTGTAAGTAATATAACTTTCAAACCAAATACTATTACATATTCTGTTGCTAAAGGAGATGCTTTATATGACAAAGTTAAGGAAGCAAAGATAGGAGTAGTATTTCATACATTTTATGAAGGACGTAGTATTGAATTGATGAATGCTAAGTTTGGATTTGATGTATCTAAATTGAAAGAGCACAATGATATATTAGTTCTCAGTGCAGAGACAGGAGAACTAGGTAGTGATACTTTGTTAACACAAGGAGAGAAGAAGACTTTGATTGGATTAAAACAAAGGAGTACTAGACTTGTTAATAGTGCCTCTCCATTTTTAGATATAGTTTCAAAGCAGATTGAAGCAAATGATCAGTTGACTGTTGGACCTAAATTGAAGGTATTTTTTAACAAGTATATCAGAGATCAGATTGCTGTTCCTGCTGGTAATTTATTTGTAAAACAATTTACTTCTTATTGGGAAACTGAATTGGGTAAGGCAGTTGGTAAACTTAAGACACCTAAAGCAAAGGCAGCAAAGCTTCAAAAGATGTATGATGGACTAGATTTGATTGAAGATAATGAGGCCAGCTTGGCTAGTTGTGTCGATCTTTATAAAATCATACAAAATGCCAAGTCAATTTTTATTAAGAAATTGGAGAAGGGAGAAAGATTTGGTACGTATCTCAGAACAGAAGATGGACTTGAGATGACATCTCCAGAAGGATATGTTATAATAAGGGATGGATCACACGCTCGTAAATTAGTTGAACGTGCTAGATTTAGTGCTGCTAACTTCAAGAAGGATACTCTTCCAACTAAGAAATGGGTGGAAGGCGATGGCAAGTAAACGTAAACGAATCGTGTTTACATTTGGTAGGTTTAATCCACCAACTACAGGACACTTGAAACTTATAGAGGCAGTTGCTAAAGAAGCAGGTTCTGGTGATTATGTTATTGTTCCTACCAGATCATTTAAAAAGGATAAGAATCCATTGAAAATTGATATTAAACTTGCATGGATGAAGGAGATGTTTCCTAAACATGCAAAGAACATTATAACTTCTAAAGATCTTAATGTTATTATTAAAGTAATGCAGTCTTTTCAGGGATTGGTAAGTGAAGGCAAGTACACTGATGTCTGTATGGTTGTTGGATCTGATAGAGTTGATGAATTTACTACTTTATTAAATAAGTATAATAGAGATAAGAATGATCCTGATAAGTCACCAGTGGAGTATGGTTTTAGAACCATAGAGGTCAAGTCAGCAGGAGAAAGAGATCCTGATAATGATGATGATGTTTCTGGTATGTCTGCTAGTAAAATGAGAGCATATGCTAAAGCTGGTAAGTGGGACAAATTTCAAGATGCCCTTACAGGAATCTTAGATATACAAAGAGCAACTGATCTTATGAAAGATGTTAGAGCAGGCCAAGGTCTATGAAGAATTTTAAAAAATTACGTGAGCAAGCAATAAGACAACAGTTCCGCAAGACTGATGTGTTGAAGGAAGGTGATTATATAATGTCTTCTCGTACAGGACAGAAGGGAACAATACATAGGACTGGCCCTAACTATGTCATTTGTGTTACAGAAGGTGGTGACATGTTCCGCGAATGGGTTAAGGACGTAAGAGCTATAAATACTTTGAGATAAACTTCTTTGAGACGATTATGAAATCCCCAGACCCAATTAACACAGTGTATAATAATGATAAGTTTTC